AATTTAGCCCAGTCTTCTAATGTTCTTTGAAAATAAGTATTGCCATACCCCTCCGTAAGCAACCCAACGTGATTTTCTATATAATCTTCAATAGCAGCAGCATGTGCTTGCTTTATATCTTCGCTAGAGTTAGGTATACCACCTATTTCTCTTTCTGTAACAGACAACTTATGTAAAACTTTATCTGGCCTGTTCATAGAGTAACCTCTATATCCCCTTCTTTTTAAATAATATAAAAGTCTTGGTTTGTTATTTTCAGCTAATATAGGCATTCCATAAAAAACTAAAGCCATTAAAACGTCTTCAAAAAACATTTCAGCTGTTTGTGGCCTAGCTATATATTCTAAAAAAAACAAGTTTGGCGGCACGTCTTCCATTGAAAATTTGGTTAAACCATGCAAAGAGCCCTTAGAACCCTTGCCATCAACTGTTCCTGATATATCATAACTATCACAACCAAACGCTCCACAGTGCTCATTACCAGGGTATTTTATATTGTTTTTTATATTGTATCTATTTTGCAATGCCACAGGGGGTACCCAGCTAACTAAAAATCTTCCGTTTTTATTAGGAATAAATAATACTCTTGTATCTTTTATTCCATTTTCCCATTGAAAACTACCTTGTGTAACTACATTGGTATTACGCAAATCTTCGTTATAATCAATTTGCTCGTATATTTTAGTTAAATTAAATAAAGATTCTTTTGCTTCGTCTCTAAATGCATGCTTTTCAGTTCGTGGAAATTGTCTATAATATTCATTTAGACCGTCTTGGTCATCTTTTAAGCCTTCTACTTCATTTTCCCAATGCGATATAACTCCTATATCAATTTCTTCTCCGTCAATTCCTTTAATTGGTTTTTTTGGAGTGTCGAATACAGGAAAGCCATAAGAATCAATGTATCCTTCGTAATTCCATTCCATAGGTATGAACAAACTATATAGTCCTGAGCTAGTCTGTCCGTTGCGGTTTCTTTTATTAACGTCCGATGCTTCGTATAATTTTTTAAAGTTTTCTCCACCTTTATCTAATGCGTTTGAGGTAGAGCCCATCATGCATTTACCAACAATTCTTCTACCTAATCTTAACGTTGTTTTCGTGACCCTCCAGTTGTTGAGGATGTTGTCCGGTCTCTCCCATTTACCCGATTCATCGTGGACGAGTAATTTGAGTTTCTCTCCGTCGTACGAGTTGTCTCCGGTATTCTTCCAATCGATGGTCGTATCCAATCCCTCTTGTATATCTTCGTCTGTCTCTTTGATCGAATTGCGCGTGAGACGTTTAGATGGGACTTTGTACGATAATTCTGTTTTGGGACGTTCCATCCCGTCCTGTATCGGTTTGAAAAAGAATGGGTAATTAATCGATATGGGTACAACCTTATCCGTGAACATCTTCTTAGCGTCAGCTCCCGACTTAGAGAGTATTCCAAACCTAGAATCTCTCGATATTGTTGCCTGGTTAACTGTGTCGGATGAAGCCATGAAACTAAACCCGGACCGCCTGTTCTTAAGATAACACATTCCGTAGGATCTACTATCAGATTTACAGGCTTCCCAAAATATGTGGAATAATCTATTTGATTCCCGAAAGTCTGCGTGCCCAACATCAATTTTGGTCCATTGCAAGTACATATAATGAGTCCCAGTAATATAAGTAGGAATGCCTTTGTTATAATACCAAAAACCTTCTTCTCGTCTAACAAATTCTTTATTAATATAATCATAATATTTTTCTTTAAACGATAAAGGTTTTTCATTCCATTCGTAAACAGTTTTAACTTTACTTAACTCTTTAGGGTATTCCAAAACTTTCCAACGTTGTTCTTCTTTTTTATCAGAACACTTATAAATGTCTTCAGCTAAGGGTAATGCTATTAATAGGTTCTGTATATTATATATTTCGCCTATTTTTCCGGTTTTACTAATAACCACAATATCATGCTCTTTATTATAACCGTAGTCCCACTTATTAAGCCTATTCATTCTTTTTAAAACTTTAGGCTTAATATGATCTTTTTCTATACTATATAAACTTTGCTCGTACATTATTTAGATCTTCCTTCAGCAAACCCTTTAAAAGTCGGAGCTTTTTTATCAACAAGTTTATCGTCTAATAAATCTTGCTCTTCTTTTATTCTAGCTAGTATTTCAAAAGCATCAAATATTGCTAATTTTTTAGTAGCGGCAGCGTTTTTAAGTCTGTCAGCGGAGATATCATCTTCTGAGTCTACGATCTTTTCTTTAGCTACCTTTATAAGTTCTTCAACTGCTTTTTGCCCAGCTTGGATTATATTCAGTTTCGTCTCTTTTATTTTCATATTTAATTAAAATATCATTTGATTTCATACAGTAGAGAACCTCATTATCTAATACAAATTCAAACTCTCTATTACTTTTAAACACTACAGTATCGCCTATAGCTATTTTAAGCGCGTTTAAAGAGCTATTGTCGTATTTTATTATACCAATATTGTTTTTTAATTTAGACAGCTTAGATTCGTCCTTATTAATAACCGGTTTTATAAAACAATAATCTAATACGGTGTTCCATTTATTATTTCTTTTGTACATGTATATTTGATCTACTGAAGCAAAATACATATCATCTTTAAAATATTTTGTACTATTTACAGATTTACCTTTTAAATTGTAATATCTTCTAAATAAGTTATGGTGAACTAAAACTGTATCTCCTACTTTTATATCTGTTTTTAAAGCTAAGGGTGTTGAAACAACCACAGCCTCTCTGTTAACAAATTTATGATTTGATATACTAGAATTAACAATAAGTTTTTTATCACCTACTGTTAATTCATTGTTATATCTTTGTCCAATAGGTTTTATTATAAATTGTTGAATACTTTTCATTAATACTCTAAATCATATTCTACAGAAATAGCCATATTTTTATTAAACTTTTTCCAAGGTAGAATTTCATTTTGCTTTTTAATATGTATATTATAAGAATCATCTTTATCTTCAAATAATATAGCAGATATTATATGGCCTCCATAAACTTGTTGGCCTATAGCATAATGCATAGCTTCATTTTTATAGTCAGAACCTATACTTATTTTTCTTATAATATGGTCCACTTTTATTCTTTTTCAATATCAGTATAAGTACCGTCTTCAATATTTATATTAATAGCGCCATAAATATCTTCTAGTTCTTTTTTATACTTTTCAATATCTTCTACTAATCCAGCATACTCATGAAGCAAACTATGCTTTTGAGTTTCTAAAAACCCTAAGTTAGTTAAAGATTTATTTAAATCTTGTTGATGATCTTTAATTACTGTTAATTGCTCTTCAGTAATTTTTTTTACTTCTTTTACTTTTTCCATTTGATTAAATTTGATTATTTTACTTTGTCTTTTATTTTCTCGTATGTTCTAAGTCCACCAAGCCCGAGCATTCCTAGTAGTACTGTCATTAAGTGTTCCATTTGTAATGGCGGTGGCGCGTCTGTTGTTTTTGTTATCCAAATAAATAAATCACGTATAACAAAATTATAAGCTAACGCAACTCCACATATCCACCCTATAAACGGCCTCCACCCAGCAACGAACAAAGTTCTATGCGAAGCTTCAACCATATTTATTTTAGTTTGTAGTTCTATTAATTTTTCGGGATCAAGCTCTTTACCTTTAATAGCTTCTCTTATTTCCCAAGCTAAATTACCCGCTACAGATTTTCTACCGCTACCGCCTTTTAATAGCCCTAATAAAACTTTCCACATTATTTTTAATCATAAATTTTTGGGTTTGCTCCTGCAAATACTTTTTTCCCTAAACCGCCTTGTACTGCTCGTTTAATTGTAGCTTTAGATTTATTACTTTGTGCTTCTTCCATTTTTTTACGTGCAACTTTAGCTTCGGTGGGAGTTTGATAATTTATTGTAGCTGCTTGTGTGTGAGATAATGTGCCTCCACTAGCTTTATATTTTTTAAATTTTTCCTTTTCTTTAGGATCACTTATACTAATACCTTTAGCTTTTAATTTTCTTTCTGAACTAGATAGCTTATCTTTTTCTAATAAAGCGCTACCTTTATCATCCACAGGCATAGTTGATAATAAGTCTCTAGCGTGTTTTTTCATCCATGATTCACTCATAATATACTTTTTAGTTATGCGTTTTTATATGCTTCTGCTTCCCAAGGAAGGTTTTTAGCACCTTCTTTCATTTGTGCTCTTGAGTATTTTTTTCCTTTCCAATAAACGTACTTATCATCATAATTAAGATCACCTCTTTTCATTTGATCTATATGAATCATTTCGTGATTTACAACGCTATCTATTTGTTTAGGGTCTTTAATATCTTTATTAATGATTATAGTACCATTGTTATTAGCTTTACCTAATACACCATCTTCCATATCTACATGATATATAGGGGTATTGTTATCCACATAAGGAGCACCATTCATTTTAAAAGCCATACTTATTTTTTATAAGGAATCATTTTATTTAAAGCATCACGTCTTTGTTCACATCCACAAGGTATATTTAAACCTTGAGATACATTATCTACAATAGTTTTTATACCTGTTGCTTTGGTAAATTTTTCAACGCTATCTCCAAATCCTTTTGATTTCATTATTTTTTTGCTTTTCTTTTAGCTATTCTTGCTTCTATTCTTTTAGCTCTTTTTTCTAGTCTTATTGTCTTAGCTCTTTTTTCTTGAGCTTTTTTACCGCCTTGAGCTGCTGTTTCTTTTGAAGTTGTTTCTATTCTAGCGTTTTTAGCTTTAGCTTTTGTTTTTGCTAATCTAATTTCTTGCTTAGATTTACCAGCCTGTTTTGCGGTTGTTTTAGCAGATTTAATTTCAGCTTTACTTTTTGTTTTTGTATCTTTTATTTTTGATGCTGCTTCTTTAATATCTTTAACAGTTGCGCCACCTTTTATTTCTGGAGAAACTTTAACTTTAGTACCAGTCATACCACCTCCAGTTTTTCTTACTGTTGTGCCAGTTACTCCGCCTGGACTTCCTACACTTTTTACTTTTTTACGAGGTGTTGGAACACTTTTTGTGCCAGTTGTTTTGTTAGAAGTAGGAGCGGGGTCAGAGATAGGGGTAGACGATTTTTTGCTTTCAAATCCTTTAAAATAGCTTGCGACATTAGCTTTTTGGCTTTGCACAGAGCCTAACTCTTTATTATCTTTTTTTAGCCTAGTATTAAATGCAGCTCTTGCTTTTTGTCTTTTCTTTTCATTTGGAGAAGTCATCATGTGATTAGCAATTCCCTGCCCAATATCATTAAAAAACTGTTTTATTCCTGGTTTTAACGCTTTAGCTGGCGAACCTGGGTCTTCTTTCATATAATTACTTGATCCTTTTGCTGAGCTTAGCATTTTACCTTTTTCGACCAGTTGCTTTATAGGGTTTGGTTTCTTGTACATTTTAATATTTTTTTGAATCGTGTTTAATATCTCCAGCTAATTTTGATATATGCTTTTCGTCTGCTGTCATATTTTTATCACTATGCCCATGCTTAGCATCATAATTAATATCTCTTTTTAAATAAGAAATGTGTGCAGCATCATCTCTTTCTGCAGCGTGTACGTTACCTTTTGTTATAGGCGTTTTTGAATGTCTTGCATTACCTGTGTAATGACCAAAGTGTCCTTGTTCCATAATGTGTTGTTTTTATATTAAAATCTACTGCAGCACCATCTTTTTCTAGCTGCTTTGCCTCTTTCGCCTGTCCAACCTTTAGATCTGCTACAAAAAGCTTTTTGTCTTTTATAAGCTTTTGTTCCAACTTTAACGTCACATTTAGTTACAGCTGTTTTTAATTTACTGCCAGGATTTTGTTGTCTATATTTTCTAACTCCAGCAGCAGTCATACCAGCTCCTTCCTCTGTTGTTCTGTAATTTCTGCCTTTACCTTTAGTAGTTTTTCGAACTCTTAAAAAAGGTGATTGATTTTGCTCGTATGCCATACTACAATTATTACTTCTATTCCTTTAATTTTACCCACTTAGCAATTGTATACCCAATGCTTATAAGCAAAAGTATTACTTTTAACGTTACCTCTATGTGCGTCATGCTTATTGCTAATGTTATTGCGTTTGCTGCTAACAACTTGATGTCTCCTGCAGCCATATTATTTTCCTTTTGCTCGTTGAGTTATAGGTGCATCACTGTAGCCACAAGGATATTTGGACACTTCCATGCCTGTAATACCAGAGCTGCTACCTTTGCCCATTGGAAAACCTTTTTTACTTAAAGGACCGTTCCAAACAGCACTTTCACCTACTTGACCATCAAGCTTAGGGTTGTTAATTATCATTTCTCTTTTATCCATGACTTAATATTTATTTATTGTTTATTTATGATCTTTTAAAAAACTTTCCGACTTTTGGTCTAATAGTATCTCTTGCTGAACCTTTTGGGTCTGGATAATCTATTTTTTTACTTTTAGGCCTAGGTCTATCACTATATATTTCACTGTCACCTAAAGTAGTCATAAATTGGCCTTTTTTGTCTTCCTGTATATCACTTATATTTTGAACATTGTAGCCTGTACCTAACGCTTCAAAATCTGATTCGTCAATTAACTCGCCTTTCTTGTATTTTTTTCCA